ATTTTCTGCTGACGTGGAATGCAGCACCTTTTCCGGCAGATACACGACTTCCTCCACTCCGTCCTCTTCCTGCCCCTTCCAATAGGGACAGATGCCGGTATAGGTGGACTGGATGTTTTCTTCCTGTTTTAAGTCCGTCAGGTTCTTTCCATAGCGGATGGTTACACCATTGTCCGCGCCCCTGCTTTTATGGAGGATGGCCTTAAAGTGGTCAAACTCCCATTCACCTCCAAAAGTATCAATTACAGAGCCGTCCTGTCCAAAGAGCAGTGCCCTTAAATTGTCAGGTTCCGTAAGGGTGAAGGCATTCGCAAGGGCTGTTCCAAAACTTCCCTCTTTTTCAAAAGTAAAAGGATTGTCCTCTACACTGTTTTCAATAAGCCCCTGAAAAGCCGGTTCCATGCCGGTTGCGGAAAACGGCATCACAGGGATGTGGCTCATATGGTAGCTGATATGCTCCGCATCAATTTCCACCACACCACTAAGAGGCTTTGTAATCTTATAGATGCGAAAAGGCTGTGCGCTCTTTCCATCCGCCGGTGTCGCATAAATGATTCTTGAATACGTGATTTCTTCAATGAGCTGCCCGTCTATAGGATATTCCATGTACAGCTCGTACTGTCCGTTTCTCTCTTCCGTCACGGTACAGGAAATGGCATCCCTAAGCCGCCCCAGACCGTTTGTCGTAAAATCGGTCTGACCTTCTGCAAATAAGATCGGTTTCATGATGCACCTCCTTACACCATCCACCAGTTCGGCGTAACGTAAACGCTGTCCAGATACAGGCCCGCACACTCGATGGTGTTTCTGCCCGGTGTCAGCTCGAAAAACTCGCCGTTTGATAAGACAAATTCGTTATTCATGTTCTTCCTACCCGTCCTCATATAGATATCCTGACGTTCACAGTCAATGATGAAGTCATTTGACGTGCCGGGTTTTTGGATTGACATGGTGACTCCGTTTATCGTAATGCTTCCGCCGTCCTCCGAGTTCGGAAAGGAAAAGCGAAGGACGGGTGACGCACTATAGGGAGTGGGGTTATAGATCACCCCGCCATTTTTTATCTTCTGCTCCACCTCGCCGGATTTTAAATACAGCTGTGGCTTACAGTTAAATTTGATATCTACCTCACCGACGATTGCCCGGTCCTTCACGTCCGGCTCTAAGGCGGATTCAAAGACCGCCATGCGGAAATACTCCGGATGGTAGCTGTCCTCCAGCCTGTGGTATCCGGGGTCTGTAAGGAGCTTTGCATTAAAGGCATCAAAGTTTGTCTGAAGATCCTTAATGATGCCTGCGTGGTAGGTGATGTCCAGGTTTTGAAAGCGGTTCCCAAGCTGGATTAAATCACCATTCCTGCCGGGAACCGATATCCTCGTAATATCGGGCTGTGGTCTTGTCCACGTATCCTCACCGGATATCCGAAGCCCATAGTCACGGGAGTTCATCCCGTTATAGATAAATTCGTGTTTCATGTTCCGAGTGCCGCCTTTCTTCTCATGACATTACTGTTGATACGCGATTCAATCTCATCCGCAAGTGCACGGATATCCTGATTTTCCTTCGCATACACATTGATGTTGACTCCGCCGTAATTGATGGTCGTTCCGCCATTTGCCATGGAGGCGACTGCATTTCGTATCATTTCCATAAGGCTCTGCGTTCCGACAACGGTCTCACTGCCGGCTTCCCCACCGGCAAGCAGCTGATTGCCCTGCATGCCAAAGATGGTCGGCGTATTCAGGATCATACCGTTATCCATCGCCTTTTTGTACCAGTCAATGGAAAAGCTTGGTACTGACGGCGGCGTGATGGAAAAATCACCCGTAATCTTTAAATGCGGCAGTTTCAGGCTTGGCAGCGACCAGGAGAAGTTAAACTTGCTCTTGATGGATGATATCACATCGGAAACCGTATTCTTCGCACTGTTCAGTGCGTTAGAGATTGCATTTTTGATACTGGTAAAGATGCTGGAAACCGTGTTCTTTGCCGCCGTAAATCCATTTGATATGGAAGTCTTTACAGAGTTTACTGCATTGCTGACCGTTGACTTGATGCCATCCCAGATGCTTTTGATCTTTGTCTTTACGGCATCCATGACTGAGGTGATCTTCGTCTTTACGGCATCCCACGCCGTGGATACGGCACTCTTTATGCCATCAACGATTGTGGTGACAGTGGTCTTTATGGTATTCCAATATGTCTCAATTACAGTCTTTATGGCTGTAACAACCGTGGTGACATTCGTTTTTATCGTTTCCCAAGCCGTAGTTATGGTGGTCTTGATTGCCTCGATGACAGTGGAAATCACACCCCAGATTGCATTCCATACAGTCCCAAGTGTCGTCTGTATGGTTGTGATTACCGTGGTGACAGCCGTGCAGATGGCATCCCATGCCGTGCCAATTCCCGTCTTAATGGTTTCTAGGATTGGTGAAATCACTGCCCAGATGGCATTCCAGACTGTCTCAAGCGTTGTCTTAATCGCGTTTATCGCGTCAGATACCGTAGTCTTTATAAATTCCCATGCGGCCGTGATCTGTTCTTTGAAGTTCTCCCAGATGAACATAAACGGAATCGTTAAGATCTGGAAGGCTGCCGAGAACAGCTCCGCAATAAACATGATGCCAACCTGTACCACGTTTTTAATAGTCTCCCATGCGCTAGAGACCGCACCGGATATGGCATCCCATACGGACAGGACGGTTTCCTTAATGGCAGTCCACGTTTCCGAAAAGAAGGTTGCAATCGCCAAAAACGCAGTGGTAAAAAACTGTGAAATGGCATTGACCGCAGTTGTAACACCTTCCTTTATGCCGTTCCATATTTCGGTAAAAAAGGTGGAAATCCCAGTCCAGATATTTACGAAAAACTCCTTTACAGAGTTCCAAATGCTCTCCCAGCTGGTACCAAACCATCCAAGGACTACATCCGCCATCTCCTGAAGTGCTGTCAGTCTGGCAGAAAAGATGCCCTTGATACCTTCCCATATGCCCACAAAAATTTCCTTTATGCCGTCCCAAAGCTGTGACCAGTTCCCGGTAAAAAGACCGATGAACACATCAAGTAATCCCACAATGACATCAAGCACCGTACCAAGCACGGCCGATACCGCTGCAAAAACTGCTTCAAAAATTGGTGCGACCACGCTGCAGAAGCCATCCCAGATACCTTTTAAAACTTCCGTAAAATCACTGAAATCAAAGCCTAAAGCATTTAGCCTGCTCGTGATTGCCTCACCAAATTCGGAAAACTTCTGCTTGATTCCATCCCAGATGGCTGTAATCTTTTCCCTGAATTCCTCGTTGTTATTCCAAAGGCTTACAAATGCTGCAACCAAAAGTGCGATGACCGCAATAATCGCAGCCCCCGCAGGACCGATTGCCGTAATGGCGGATACGAACTTTCCTCCTGCACCAACACCCAGCTTTGCCTGGTTTACGAAGGTGAGGACTCCTTTTCCTAAGGATGCCACACTTTGCAGTGCCTTCCCGACTCCGCTCGTCAGTTTTCCTACAACGAGTAACACAGGACCGATTGCCGCAGCAAATGCAGCAACCTTTAAGATGGTGTTTCTCGTGCCCTCATCCATCTGCTGAAGCTTCTCGACAAATTCCTGAATCTTTGATACGACGCTTCTGACAGTCGGCATCAGTGCCTCACCAAACTGGATGGCAAGTTCTGATATGGCTGATTTTAGGATCGTCAGCTGACCGGAAAGATTATCCTGCATGGTGGCTGCCATGGTTTCCGCAGAACCGTCACACCCTGCAATGGCATCCGACAGCTTTGTCACGTCTTCCTCTGACGCATTCATAAGGGCAAGGAAGCCTGACATGGCATTCTTACCAACAAGTGCTTCCGCCGTGTTTGCCTTCTCAGATTCGGACAGACCGGAAAACGCATCCCTGCAGTCTGCCAGAATATCGGACAGATCCCTCATGGAACCATCCGCATTGGTGGTCTGCACGGATACATCTCCGATGGCGGCACCGCTTATTTTGATCTCACCGGTAAGGCTCGTTAAAATGGTACGAAGAGACGTACCGGCCTGAGAGGATTTAATACCGGCATTTGCCATAAGACCGATTGCCTCAGCCGTATCTTCAACGGAATATCCCAGGGCACCTGCGATAGGTGCGGCATATTTAAAGGTCTCGCCCATCATGGACACGTTTGTGTTCGCATTACTGGAAGCAGCAGCTAAAACGTCTGCAAAGTGACCGGAATCCGATGCTGACAGACCAAAGGCAGTCAGTGCATCCGTTACGATGTCGGAAGTCGTTCCCAAATCTTCCCCGGATGCGGCTGCAAGGTTCATGACACCCTCGATACCATCTAACATATCCTCTGTCTTCCAGCCTGCCATCGCCATGTATTCAAAGGCTTCTCCTGCCTCCGTGGCAGAAAACTTGGTCTTTGAACCCATCTCACGGGCCTTTGTCTTTAAGGCGTCCAGATCCTCTCCCGTTGCCCCGGAGATGGCACTGACCTTGCTCATTTCGGAATCAAAGTCCGATGCTGTTGTGACGGCTGCCGTTCCAAGCGCAACAATCGGTGCCGTAACGGTCGTTGTGAGGGTCTTTCCGACACTTGCAATCTTTGTGCCGACCGTCTCTAATGTCTCGCCTACGGATTCAATCGCATTTAACGCCGTGTTGGCATTTGCAGCCTCACTCGCCAGCGTCTTTAATTCTTCCTCCGTTGCGATAATCTCTCGCTCTAAGGC